AAGTCAGTCTGGATGGTCCGGATCGGAGACCGGAAGTTGCTCATGCACGCCTCGCGGCAAAGATCGAGCCACGGCCCTCGAGGTTGATGCGCCGTGTTGTCTGCTGGCGCGCGTCGGCATTCTTGGCAAGTCTGAACTGCACCTCGAGGTCATCGCCAAAGGTGGACTTGAAATCGATCTTCGCGGCCAGCACGGTGGAGAACTTCTTGGCGAGCGCATACTCCATCAGTTCGGAGAAGTAGGGCGGCCATGAATGCACCTCCATCGACCGGGTGTAGTCGCAGAACACATTGTCCTCGAGGGTGGCATTGCAGTGGATCTTGTCGTGAAAGCGGTCATAGGTGATGGGCGTGCTGTTCACCTTCACGTTCTGAATCTTGATGGCTCCGGGCGGGGCCTGATAGATGGCATTCCATGCCGATGGCGGGTTCTCGAAGAGACGCGAAAGCTGGGCCGTGGTCGTTGCAAACTGCCAGTCATAAAGGGAAAGCCAGTTGTCGGTGGTGGACTGGAAGAACTGCGCGGCAGCGGCGGACTCGGGCGAACGGCCATCGAAATCCGAGACGGCTTCGGCGCCAATCAGCATCAGGGCGTTGGAGCAGAGATCAAACTTGTTCAGGGACATTGCTCTCTCCATTGAAAATGGGGCGGGGTTTGACCCCCGCCCTCAAGTTTACGCAGTACAGGGGCACATGCGTCTGACTTAGGCGGCAGAGCCCTCGGTTGCGGTCGTCGTGACGGTCGCGGCTCCGGTTGCGGAGGTCACGAGGATAAGATCGACTGCAGCCTGACTGGCGCTCGAGACAAGAATGATGTCTGCCTTGCGGAGCATCGAGGAAGCGGCATTGAAGTAGCCGGAAGCAACGACGGCAGCGATGGCATCGGCTCCCGCCTCATAGGTCAGGATGCCAGGGATGGGACCGCTGAAGGCGCGATGTAGCTTGGTAATGTCGAAGGGCATGGTCTGACTCTCCTGTTAGGCGGCGTAGCACTGGACCTCGCCGACGCCCGTGGCGTCGATGAGGACAGAGCCCATGGACATCATGGAGGTGGCGAGATGGGCAACCTTCTCCGGGATGTAGTTGATTTCCGAAGCCACATCGGCGCCAATGGCATGACCGAGGGAGTTGCGGTGATAGGCAAAGGTCTTGCGGATGGATCCGGTTTCGGGAAGCCCCGAGAACTGCCACCACATGAAGGTCATCCACACCTTCGCGGCCATGCCGGCCTTGTAGGGAAGCTGGTCGGGGCCGACGTAATCGGCGCTCGAGAAAGCCGTGATGCCGAGAAGGTCCGTCCACTGGTCAGGCGAGACTGCCCAGAAGCGGTTGCCGTCATCGGGTACTTCGTTTTCACCAAAGCGCACGAACTCGGCGTTGATCTTCGTCGTGGTCAGGCGCGCCGTTCCGGCTTCGGTCTGGGTGTTGCTCGTCGAGTCGAGTGCGGTGACGATCATGTCATCGGTCTTCCGGCCCAGAGCAGCTGCGGCGTTCTGGGTGATGACCATGCGCTCGTCGATGTTGGTCTTGATCTCGTCGAGCTTGTCGATGTAGTCGGCGGCATACCAGTCAGCCAGCGTGCATTCGACCTGAGAGTGGTCGATGTTCATCGGGCTGATGTTGCCATGCCGGGACTTCTGGGTCGCCTGACCCGCACCCGCCTTCTGAAAGAAGGTCGAGGAGCCCTTCACACCATTCTTCACGCGAACGGTGTTGCGGAACTTGGAACCCATGCGCTGATAGGCGAGGTGGACTTCGGATTCATATTGCTTGATGAATGCGTCGTTGATGTCGACAGCCATTGTGCTGATCCTTGCAGAGTTGATGTGCTGCTCTGAAGGTTCGTCCCCGGCATCAGCCGTCTTGCGAGTTGTCCAGCGGGACTCGCGGCCTTGAAGATAGGGGGCCTCTGAACTTCTGCGCGAAAACTATGCAGGCCCAGATTGTGCAGATACGCACATTTTGCGGCAAGATGTGGCTGTCGAGTTGAATCCCAGCCTGGAAAACATCTGGACGGTGCGGGAATGCTGGAGGCCGCTTGATACGCCGAGGTGAATCTCGTCGATGCCCCGGATGCGGCACCATGTTTCGTATGCCCGGATCATCCTCACAAAGCCACGCCCGCCCCGCGCACGAGGTGCAACATAGATCGCAATGTCGCAGGCGTACCTGCTTTGCCCGAAGATATGCTCGGCCTCGGCCGCACAGAAGAATCCGGCAATGCGTCCGTCAGCAGCTTCGAGGACAACGCCAAACATGGTGGGGAGCGCAATGACCTGATCGATCAATGCCGCGATGCGGGCAGGATCATAATCAAGGCGTGCGTACCATGAAGAGGCATGAAGCTCCCGCCCCAGCGCCACGATGTCTGCCGTGTCGCCGGGGTGGACGTGTCTCAGCTTCACCTGGCCCCGTACAGGGCGGCAAAGCCCTCATCGACTTCCTTGACCCATGCCGGATCGCGATGAACGGGAGACCAGTATTTCTGATCGGCCTGCATGGCCTTCAGTTTTTCAATGGTCATCCGGGGAGGACGAGGTGCCAGATCATCCGTGTTCATGGCCCCACCCTTGCCCATCAGACGCTCGAGGGCGCGAATCCCGGCAGCAGATGTGCCAAGCATCTGAACGGCGGCAAACTCCTCCGGGTCGGTGACAGAAGCCTTCACCCACTGCGCGACGGCGCCAATGCGGGCTTCGGCATTCTCGCCAAGTGCCTTTGCTTCCGCCTCGAGATCGGGGCCTGCCGTCAGGATGCCGACGATCTGGGCCACGCCCTCATTGAACTTCTCCGGTGCAAGCCCTGCCTCGAAGGCTGTCTTGCGCCAGAAGTCGATTGCAGGATGACCCGCAATGTCTTCGGCGGTGATGCCAATGTCCTCGGCCAGCGCAATCTCATACTTCTCCGGCGCTTCGGGCAGTCCCTTGCGGCGCTCGGCGTCGAGGTTCTTCAGCAGGGTTTCCGTCTTGGTGGTGAAGCGTGTCTCGAGTTCACCATAGCTCTTGGCAAGGTTCTCGATGTCAGGCTTGCCGTCCCTCCAGAACTTCTCCGGAATGTAATCCGGACGCTGGGCAGTCTGGGCTTCAAAGCGCACGCCCTCGCTGGCGGCGGGATTGTTGCCCGCAACAACGGCGGGATCGGGTGCGGCGTCAGGAGTCACGAGGCTTCTTGGCGGGGGCATTCTGTTTCTCTTTGTGTCCGAGGTTGATGCGCTGGGAGAGAAGGCCCACGAGGTAGCGCTGACCCTCGAGGTGCATGAGCGCGCGGTCCGTGATCTCCGGCCCTGACGCGACATTCGTGGTGATGGACTTCAGATGCTCGAAGACCAGCTTTCCGGCTGGCGTCCCGAAGCAGGCAGCAACAGCAAGATTGAGTCTTGTCTCGTAATCGGCATCACGCGCGCGGCCATCCGGCCCCTGTACCCTACGCAACAGGAGCCTCCGGTTGCGCCATGGGATTCTGTGGCTGTGCTGCCGCAGCCTGCTGGGCAATGGCCTGAATGATCTGGGCCATCTCGGGCTTGGTCCTCACAAGACCTCCCGGCACCTGCAGCTTCTCGCCCCAGTAGGCGCTCATGTCCTCGCCCTTGATGAAGACATTGGCAAGCTGCGGGCCAAACGAGGCATTGACCAGCTCGACAAGGCGGGACGAGTTCTGGATGTCGATGACGGCCTGTGCCTGAGCCAGCGGGCTCTTTGCCACGACCTTGACCGTCTTGCCATTGACGGCAGGCAGCTTGATGAGGCCGCGCTTTCTCAGGATGTAGACAACGCGCTGAAGATAGGGCGTGCAGAACTCGGACCAGACGCGGCCAAAGGCAGAACCGATCTGGCGCGACAGGTCTGCCATGCGCTCGGAGACCTCGGTTGCCGACATCGGCGTCTTGTTCGGATTGCCCAGCATGTCATTGTAGAGGGCGCGCTTGATGTTCGCGCGCATCTCGTTGAGGATGAGGTTGCCGACATTGAAGTCTCCCGCGGCACCCACGGGCTCGAGGCCGCGCGAACCGGGAGAGCGGGGAATGATCGTGCCGGGAAGCAGCTCGATGGTGTCGGTATTCACCACATCATCATCGGCATTGTAGATGCCGGCAATCGCCATCTGGGCATTGTCGAGAGTCATCTGCACAACAAGATTGCAGGCCTTGATGGCAGGAAGGGCGTTGAGTGTCGGTCCTCTGCCCCAGTCCTCTCCCGCAGCCTTTGCCCAACGGAATCCGATGATCGGGCAGGAGCCGATTCCCTCATAGGTCTCGCGGTAGACCTCAAGGCGTTCCTCGCTCCAGATCACGATCTTGTGATGGCGCTCGGTGGCAGGCTCGGACCAGTCGCGGATCGTGGCCTCGAGGAAGGCGACGGGCTTCTGGAGATCGCGCAGCTGCTTCAGCTTCTCAGGGGCAAGCCTGTGACGGGGATAGCGAACCTCGAGGTCCTGAGCCGTCATGGCCCGGAGCCGGAAGAACTTGTCGATGGCATCATAGGGTCCGTTCAGAACCCAGAGCTGCGAAAGCGGAATGGCGTTGTTGACGATGGGGTGCAGGGCATCACCCTCGATCACCTCGATGGCGCCCATGGACACGCTCATGTCGAGATAGGCTTCGAAGGACTCCTGAGCAAAGTTCGAGTCGTGAATGGTCTCGAAGACGGCCTCGGTCACGGCATCGAGGTCGCGGTTGACCTCGGCCCGATCCTGCTCATCGACGCCCGTTCCAGCCACAAGCTGCGCCCACCGGGAATGGTTTGGCGTCATGGCGGCCTGAAAGCGGGAGGCAAACTCCTGCACCGCAACGATGGCCGTCTCGTCGAAGATATCATCTGCTTCCTTGTCGAGGTTGCCCTGATTGAAGAAGGCTCCCCGCCCCGGCATGGAATAGCGCATGGCCTGATCGAAGCGGGCCTCGCGGGGCGTTCGCTTCTGCTGGGCACGCCCGAAAAGAGCAATCACCTCATCGACGCCAGGATTCATCACCACTTCACCTTGTTGGCCCAATAGGCCGCGCTCATCTTGCCCCTGGCGATATTCTTCGCGTGCCGCGCCTTGAATGCCTCATTGCGCGCGGTGCCCTTGGGCGACCCCTTGACGCCCTGCTCACCGAAGCGGATCAAGGAAATCCTGTCGCCCACCTTGGCGAGGACGGCATGGGATTTGGTCTTGTGAGACGGCGTGCGCTTTGGCTTGTTGTAGCCAGAGAAACTCTCGCCCCCGCGCGTGATCAGGCTCATCAGAAGAAGTTCCGGCCAAACCCGCCGCCAGAGGAAGAGATCAGGGAGCGCTGTCCAGCCCCGCTCATGAGGGACTTGGTTTCCTGAAGCTGCTTCTTCTTCAGTTCCGCGGCGCGTTCAGCTTCAGCCTGTGCTGCTGCCTTCTGCGCGGCCTTTACGGAGGGATCAATCTTCGGTATCTTTGGCTGGGGAAATGACATGAGCCTGACTCGTCTTTCGTTGATCCGCGCTGCAATCGTGCGGCGAAGCTAGAAGTTGGGAAAAACCCCACATACGCACATTACCAGTTGCGAATCCTCGGGGCGGGAGGTCTTGCGGGCTTGCGTCCGAACGTGTCCCAGTTGCGCTGCTTGGTAACGACGCGGGCCTCTCCGCTGTTGAGTATCTTCCGGCCCTCGCCGCCGCCCATCATCATGTACTGAAGGGCATCGTGAACATGGCTGAACCGATTCTTGTTCGGTACGTCCTCATACCTTTCTCCCGAGACCTGCATCCGGCGGTAATGATAGCCGCCCTCGAATCCCTTGATGAGGTTGGTGCAGCGCGGATCGACAAGAAGCCCGGAGCGTTTCTCGGCAAGGCGCGTGAGCGGCTGGTTGACGGCCTCGATGCGAAGCGCCACGTCGTTGGACGATACAGGACGGGCCTGTATCCCGGCGCGGCGCAGCACCTGA